CTAAAAGAGAAAGGCCCCGCAGGGCCCGTTGACGTAATAGCCGATCACGCTATAGCGCACCAGCACACTCAGCCTTCCGCTCACCGCCCCGCTCGCGACATTCAACACCAGCGACCCACCCTGCTCACGTATGGTCAATGGCGCCACGGGATAAACGCCCGATACCCTCTCCGTTAGGGGCAGACTCAATAGCTCAATATCGAGTAAGGAGGGAGACTGGATAGCGAACGTCAGCGTTTTCTCTGCGCTGAGTTCGCTGCCGCAGATCTGCAGCGCATTAATACGCATACCCGGCGGGAGCTCAAACAGTCGGATCTGGTCGTCTTTCACCAGATTATCCAACGTCACCGCACTCTCGGAAATCCGCACGGACCTTATCCAACTGCTCGGTGCTGATCTGCGTCTCTTCCGGGAGGGTGACCGGCTGCATCCCTGCCCGGCTCACCTGCTGCTGCAACAAGGCCAGAGTACGCCTCAGCGCCGCGTTCTCCTCGGCAGCGGACTGCGCCGACTGTGCGCTGCGGCGCGCCTGCTCCCTGGCAGCCTGCAGTACATCGTAGGGAATATGGTGTACGCCATCCTTACCCAGTACCACTTTAGCGGCGGGATCGGTGACCGCAGCGTCCTGCGGCTCTTCTCCAGCTGGCGATGCCAATGCAGCCTCAGGCGGCACATCCCCTGCGGACGCTGGCGTGTCCGGTGCGATCGCCGGTTCCGGATCGCCCTCGCCCGCGGACACGTCCTCCTCATTGCTACCGGCCTGCGCCAGCAGTGCCTCCAGCTCGTCCGGTGTCTTCCCGGCGATATCTGCATCATCGATGTCCATATTGCTCTCCTGCCTGTCTATTTGTCGGATAGATCCGAAACAGAAAAAGGCGTGTCGCTGCCCATGCGAAAAAGGGCTCTGCGATAACAGAGCCCTTTGCGACGTGTGCAACTCATTATTTTGAAAGGTGATGCTTAAAATGATGGTTTATCAGCAGGGCACTTGACATCCTCCCCGCCCTAAAGGACGGGGTTTTACGGCGCACTGAATAAAAAGCATGCTTAAAGGCACCTTTAAAGGTGTCTATAAAAACGCTATAGTGTATCTATCTGACAAGGAGAAGACATATGGCATACCAAATTCTCACGACCACCGCCGCCAGCATTACCGACCTGAAACGCAATCCAATGGGTACCATTGCTGAAGGTGACGGCAATGCCGTAGCAATCTTAAACCGCAATGAGCCGGCCTTTTACTGCGTTCCACCGGAACTCTACGCTTACTATCTGGAGCTGGCTGAAGATGCGGCACTTAATCGTATCGCCGATGAGCGTCTGGAGGACGCTGAGTTTGTCAGCGTAAATATCGATGACCTATAAACTGAGCTTTGAAAAGCGAGCCCTGAAAGAGTGGAAAAAACTGGCGCCGCCGATTCAAAGCCAGTTGAAAAAGAAACTGATCGAACGCCTGGAAAACCCACATGTTCCAGCAGCACGCTTAAGTGGGCGCGCTAACCGTTATAAAATAAAATTACGCTCTTCCGGTTACCGGTTAGTTTATGAAGTCAACGATAGCGAAATTATCCTGCTGGTGATCGCGATCGGTAAACGGGCCGATAACGAGGTGTACCAAGCGGCAGACAGTCGTTAGCCACCCAAAAACAAAAAAAACGCAAAAAGTGCGAGGCGGGTCATCGTTCGCAAATTAGCTCACTTTTTACCCTAATGCAATGGCAGCGCGGCAATCTGCTGCTCAATAAGGGTTAACAACTGCTGACGGGCCACCTGAGCATCCTGCTGCATTCCCTGCAAAATCTGCCCTGTTTCCGCCTGTGTTTTCATATCATGGAAGCGCTGCCCCTCGGCCTGTGCCTGCTCACGCTGCGCCGACGCCGCCGCACGCTGGGCTTCGGCCTCCAGTTTACCCACCTTGGCCTCCAGTTCGCGCATCGCCAGCGCCAGCTGTTGCTGCTCCACCTGCTGCTGCTGGGCGGCCGCCACCTGCTCCTCCGGCGTCATCTCATCGGCTGACTTGGCCATGCCCACCGCCTGACGGATCCGCTCGACAAACTCGCTCTTATTGGGAATATCCAGCAGCGAAATCCACAGATCCAGCACCGCCGCCTGCACCTGCGGCGGCAGACCAGCCACCACCTGCCCCAGCCGCTCCGCCAGCTGAGAACGGTAGGCTGGCGTCTGCTGGATCGGCGCCAGCGCAATATGGGCGCGCAGACGGGCAATATCATTACCCATACCGTCGCGCCCCTCAACATTGATCGCCACGCTTTTCCGCCGGCGCGCATCGTCACGGTTCACGACAATGGTGTGGTTACGCACCTGTGCCAAATCCTCCAACAGATAGCCCAACAGCAGCTGCCCGACCTGCTGGCAGGCGAACTGATAGTTGTCATTCAGCTCGGCCAGGGTGGTCGCCCCCTGCTCGACCAGATTACTGATGGCCACGCCGGAGGTGGCGTTAGAGTTCTGCCCCAGAAAGGCGGAATAGACCCCCATGCCATCCTGGATCAGCTTCATGGAGTCCTGCATGACCTGAAACTGCTGCTGCGCCACCTGAAAGTCCTGCTGCACCTCCAGCGACTGGGCGATGGTGGTCTTATTGCGGCGATCGGGGTTCAGAATAATCAGTCCATCCGGCCGCGCCACCTCCTCCTGCACCTGCTGCCGACTCATATTCACCGCATCATCATCCATGATGACCCGCTTGGCGGTCAGTAAAAACGTCAGCTTAATCCGCCGGAAATTCACCTCGTCCTGCGCCGGTATCGCCCGGCTGACCAGACCATAGGGCGCCCCGTTGCGATCTTTGCGATAGCCCCAGAACGGGATCAGCGGAAACATCCCCTGCGGCGCCGTGCAGGGCCTATCCACCAACTGGTGCGGCCCCACAAACCAGGCCTCGCGGATACGGCTGCTGCGCGCCATCTGTACCTGCACTCTCCCCATCGCCAGTGCCGCGGCGTGCAGCGGGTTTTCAGCCTGATACTCAAGGGCGCGTCCGTTGGCCAACGTCATCACCGGCAACGTCACCCAGCTACGATAGTAAACCACCTGCAGCAGCACCCGCTGCCGATCGCTGCTCAACCACTCCAGCTCCCTGCGGCTGTACTGCTGATACTCCTCATAGGCCGCGACCAGATCGACATCCAGCCCCTCGGCCAGCCCGGTATCGATAAAACCGCGCCAATCCATACGGGCGCTGCCTTGGCGGGGAACGTGGCCAGCGCCTCGTCCAAATCCATCCAGCGGCGACGCAGCAGCCAGCGGCAGTCGCTCAGATCCGGCTCCCGGCTGTGCCAGTCCCAATACACCTCGTTGCAGTGTACCGTACCCGCCCTATAGCGCGGCCCAAAGATATTGTCGCTGCGCCGCACCTCCACCCATTCCAGCCCGGCTTTTAACATACCGGCATAGGCATCGCTGCGCGCCTTGCCCAGATTGGCCAGGCGACAGGCATCGGCGAACTCGGCATTCACCGCCTCGGCCAATGCCTCAAACTCCGGCTGCGGATCATCGGCTACCACCATCAGCTCGGTGCGGGTTTTGGCCTCCATGCCCAGCACGCCGTCTACCGTCGGCGCGATCAGGTTATGCATGGTCAACGGCTGACTGCGCTCCAGCAGCGTGGCAATCAGCTCCGGCGGCAGCTGCTCGCCGTCATAGTAGGCACAGGCCTTATTGGCCGCCGAACGCCAATCCGGCTGATGATGAATATCGGCCGTGATAGACAGCAGCTGAGCCAAGGTGAACTGGCCCTGACGATCGGGTGCCGTCGAAATATCCGGGGAAGAAAAGGGATCGGTCATCGGGTCATCCAGTGGGCTGGCTGATGTTTAATGGGCTCCGGCTGTCTGCGCGCCGGCATCCGGACGCGCATCTCCTGGGCCAAGGCATAGCTCATGACCTGATCGTCATAACAGCCCGCCTGGGCGCCCATCGCACCATTTTTGTCATAAACGTAGGTATTCATCTCGCTCACGCTGCCAATCCAGCGTAGTCCGTCCGCCGCCTCCCGCAGCAGGGTTTTCAGCCCCTCGATCAGGATAGGCTTGCTCTGGCGCGTGGTCAGCCACCCCAGCCGGCGGGTTTCATCATCGGTATCCTGGTTGAGGAATTGCTCGTTATACAGATAGCGCGGCGGATACAGCGCCCGCAGCTTCTGTAATACCGCATGGCCATGGTTATTACGCTCTACGCCGATATAGGCCATGCCGTACAGGCGGCCGACGTTATCCAACAGCATGGCAAACAGCTCGGCATCCAAATACCCCACCCAGTGCGCCACCTGCTCTCCGCTGCTCTGTTTCACCACATCCAGACTGCTGCGATCGCGCCGCTCCAGCCCCTCCGCCACATCGGCGCCAATGGCATACACCTCATCGGGATCGGGCAGCTCCCAGATCAGCAGATAATTGAGCAGCTGACGCTGCAGCACATCGCTGGCGCCCTGTCGCAACGCCTGCATCTTATTTTTACGCCCGGTCACCGGATCGATGTCGTAAACCAACGCGGGCGGCGCACAGCGCCCCTCTGCCTGCAGCATGGATGCCGAGGAAAAGACCCGGCGCCCGGAGGTCAGGAACGCCTCGCGCGGCGTAGAGGGAAACTCCTGCTTCATCTCCTGCTGCTGCTCAGCCTCTTTGCGCACGTACCACCATTTTTGCCGATCGCTTAAGCTGATCCGCATCGCCTGCTCAACGTCGGCAAAATAGTCCTGGTGATGACGGCTCAGCCGCAGCCCGCCCGGCGGCACCGCCACCGCATACTTGGGATCCTGCCACCAGGCATAGAAATGAAACTTATAGTCCTGCGACGAGAGCGGCAAACGGCTTTGCGCCATCTCCTGCGCCCGCAGGCTCATATCATAAAAATCGCCGCCTACCCCCTCCGCCGTGGACTCGATAAACACAATGCTGCCCTCGGCCACCGCGTTCAGCGACCCAGTACGCACCTCTTTCGCCTTCGCCGGATATTTGGCGCAAATTTTTCCATGCTCAGAAATATGCAACCGCTGTACCGTGCCCGAACGGAAAGAGGTGGCCACCATGATATTGGAGCCGTGCGCGAATTCGATGTAGCCCCCAGAGGCCCCGCCGTGACGCTTTACCGCATGAAAACAGCCCGCCAGCCACCCAGGCAGATGATCGAAAGGTACCTCGATTTTGGTACGGAAAATCTCTGCCGCCGCCTGCTTATCCTGCGCGACGATGCCGCACTTTACATTTTTGCTGAACAGCGCCTGATCCAGCAGGTACAGATCGATGGCGGTGGAAAATCCCAGCTGATGGGCTTTCAGGATCAGGTTTTTTTCGTGCATTTCCCGGAATAACTGGCGTTGAGCCGGCCGCATGCGAAACGGCACCAGTACCCCTTGCTCATTGACGACGTGATACAGGTTATCCAACCGCCACCAAGGATCGCTCAGATAGCCGTGGACCAACGCCTGCTGCTCCCGTTCACTCATCGCCGGACTCGGCATTCAGTCGCCCTCCCCGCTGGCTCACCTGGATCCGCTCAATCACCTCCCGCAGTGGCGTATCGGCATCGCTGCTCTCCGCCGTCAGTCGTTGCGTCTCCGCCCAACGCTTAGCGGTCGTCGCCTCGTTCAAGGCATTTACCCGTAAGGTTCGCTCCAACGATTCGATGCGCGCCGTATTACGTAAAATACCGCGCTCTGCCGCCCCGATATTGTCGCGCAAGTTCTGGCTCAGCTCCGGCTCAGCCTGCTCTAACTGCGTCATCCAGCGTCCGATATTCGTCGCCGCCGTCAAATTGGCCGCCCGCAACAGCAATAATTCGTCGTTCAGTTGCAGCAACTGCGCATCCTGCATAATGTCATCAGGCCACAGCATGCGGCGAGCATAGGCTCCATGAGTCACCGCCGCCGTATTGTGCGGCAGAAAAGGACGGATGGGCGGCGCGTGACGTGAGCCGCGAATTGGTTTTTCTCCGGAAGAAATCGCAGGATGCACACCTGCGTACCGCGTCACAGCACCCTGTCTAGGCTCACTTTTTATCGGTACGCATTTTTTTCTCTGTTTTTTCTGCGTACCTTTTTTGCCTCCCTGCGTACCTTTTTGCGTACTGTTTTTTTACCGCGTACCCAACCATGTTTTTTGGCCATTTTTCGAATGGCGCCTTCGGATACGAAGTACTGAGCCCCGATAGCCCGCAGGGAGAGCTCACCGTCCTGGAACGCCACTGCAATCGCCGCCCAGTCCGGTTTTGTCATGATGGTTATCCTAGCGATGACCGCACGGTCAGCATTTTTTTAGCACAGCCACAAAATACGCGTAAAACACAGCCCTCACTGCGCCCGCGACTGCGTCACGGCATCATAGAGCCGCTCACAGGCCAGGCCGGCGGCTCGGGCCCGGTCAGCATAGGCTGCCAACGCTGCATTGCGTTGGAGAGATTCGCCGAGCACGTCGGCAAACAGAAATCCGGTAGCGGCGCTTGCCGAGCTGGCTCCACCAACGGTGGAAACTCGGCAGGGGGAACGGTCTGCCAACTGCTGCCGCAATTGAGAAAGCGTACGCCGCAGGCGCTCAACATCAGCGGTAGAGCGAGCAGCATCGGCTTTAATCTGTTCCAGTTGTTGATCCGCATTCTGTTTCACCTTAATCATGGCCTGCCAGCGACGTTGCTCTTCAACCCGCTCGCCCCGCTCCCGGTTTGCCCTGGCGGTCTCCTCATCCCGGTTGCGCGTCTCCCACTTAAGCTGCCACGCCTGCTCAGCCAGGCGCTTACCGGCGGCATAACCGGCCGCATAGCGCCAGGTCGAGAGGCCCCATAAAGACAAAGCCACCAGCGAGATGATCGCCAGTGGCTTCCAGATATTGCTTAACATAGGTCACGCCCGGTCCTGTCTTTATACTCAGCCAAAAATTTGGCTGAATGCGCTTCAGCTTTTAAATTTCTATCCGCATTAATGTAAGAGACATCATACCAATGAGATGAGCACCTCTTGGTGAAAAAAGCCGTAACCTGACATGCTCCGATTCGTTGTTTTTATTGCTAACCGTCACTTTGGAGTGGTATTAAACAAAAGCCGTCACGAACCCAGGCGCCGCGCCATCCAGCGCTGAGACAGCCGGATCAACTCAGCCTTCCGCTGCGGGTAATCCATCCCCATATCCAGCAGAGTGATATTAGTACTTTCCAGATAAGACAGATGCTCTAACTGCTCGGCATTCATCGAATCGCGAGGATCCCCCACTACTCCATTCATGCCTGCCCATTGCTTCGCAGTAAGACCTCCCAGGACGATGCGGGAGATCATGTTACTTTCATTGCTGTAGTGGTGAGACTGTGTCATCTTGCCCTGTTCCGCCCTTACCGATTCCAACGCAGAGCACATCGGCTTAAACAGGTTTGCCACTCCGATACGAGCCTTTAACTTGCGACGATAACGCGCGGCGACTTCTGGAACGGTAAGCTGTAACGCCTCTTCACACTGGATAAAGTAACGACGAATAGCGCGACCTTGTTCGCTACGCTCGACCATTGCCAGCTCTTTGGCTGTATTCAACGTCAAAAAGTAATCATGCTCTATCTGCTGACGAGATTTTGCGCTCGCCCGTTTTGGCGAGCTCAAATTTTCAACAGCGATGTAGTCAACTCCGACCACGAAGCCATACTGGCTAACCCGCCCTTTAATCCTGTTGGTGAAGTCTCGGCCAACCCCCAAAGC